GAGACCCTGGAAGAAGCAGAAGTAATTATGGTTAACCTCTCAACAGAGGACGTTCAGGCAATTCTGGAAGACTGCTGAACTGAATAAATTGTTAAGAGACCCCCGAAAGGGGGTCTTTTTTTATCTAAATATGGTAAAGTGGGTAATATGAATGAGTAGTGACTATGAAAATCCTTGGATTTACATGGAACGAGCTTTTAATAGTGATGATGTTGGGGACTACTTTGGTTTTGTTTATGAAATTACCAATCTCCTCAACGGTAGACGTTACATTGGGAGAAAGTATTTTTGGTCGTTTAGAACACCAAAAGGAAAAAAACGTAAAGTAAAACAAGAATCTGATTGGAAAAAGTATTATGGGTCCTGTCCTGAACTTAAGGAAGACATTATCAAACTGGGCAAGCAAAACTTTAGCAGAACTATTATCAGCCTTCATAAAACGAAGGGCAAAACTAATTTCGAGGAAACCCGACAGTTATTCGGAAACAATGTCCTCACCGAGTCCCTTGACGACGGGACTCCACTCTTCTACAATAGCAACATTCTCAGCAGGTACTACCGAAAAGACTACTATGGCAGAGACGACGACTGAAGAACTTGTGAAGATGGTTAATGATTGGGCAGTTCATCGCATTGAGAGTATGGTTAAGAGTAGTGATACTACTCAACGTCAGATTCAAGATGCTCTTGCTCTTACTGATGAGTTCAAGGAATGGTTTGAAGATGACGGATCACCTGACATTGAGATTATGTCTATAGAGGAGTATTGATACCTAAATAATAAAATCCACCCAAGAGCAATACCTTGACAAGTCATAAGACACCATACTATATTTTGGTTTGCTTATTGGATACCTAGCATTTTGCATGACTAACTTAACTAGGGACGTTTTAATCAAAGCAGTTGTCGCAGATGAGATGAGGAGCGTCAACGGCGATGTTTACACGGAGCAACTCAAAACCACATACCACAAGTGGGAGCACGCTTCAAGTTATGATCTCTGCATTAAGTACAATCAAATAAACAAAACAAAGATTACTGTTGATGCTTTGCAGTAATAAATATAACTGCCTTGCATTCTACAAATGGCAGATACAAAGCCCAAAGTAGATGAGAAGGAGCATGATGAAGATAAGAGTGAAGTTCTTGGTAATTTGGTGAAAGTTGTAGTCCTTATTTGGTCTGCATCCCTTCTCACATTCTCATACGTTAGACTTCCTAACGGACAAAAGATTTTAGATTTTGATCCAACATTCATCGCATCTGTGTTTTCTGGATCTTTAGCTGCGTTCGGACTCTCTCCTGCTAAAGCGGGTGGTGCTAACGGTAAGACACAAGCGAAGAAGACTGAGGAACCCCCTGTAGTCTCAGCTATTGACAAACCAAAACAATCTTGATAAACTCGTAGGGTCCATTTGACAATGGTTATGAAAATTTTTGCTATTGCTGCACTATTAGCAGTCGCAGGAAGTTCTGTACCAGGAGAAGAAACAAAAACTCCCGTGGAACTTCCTGTAATTCCTGCTACTTGGAAGTGTCCTGATTGCTCTCCTGCTGAACAATATGTTTTAGCGGAACTGCAGGAACACACCAAAATTGCTGATCGCAATGCCCTTGCAACTATTTTGGGTAACATCAAACAAGAATCTAAATTCATCCCTAACATCTGTGAAGGTGGTGCTAGGGTAAACTATGAAAACTGCCATGTTGGTGGTTATGGTTTGATTCAGTGGACTTCTATTGGTCGGTATCGGAACCTTGGTAAGTTTGCTGATAAATACGAATGCAACCCCAGTACATTAGAGTGTCAGACTCGTTACATGATTAACGAGAGTACATTCCAACGTTACCTTCCTGAGTTTGAGGGAAGTGGACGAACTGTCTCTCAATATATGGTTCCTGCCTATTATTGGTTAGGATGGGGCATTAAGGGTAATAGAGAATTGTATGCTTACGATTACACTAAAAAGATGGTTTTGTCATGATTCAAAAAGTACTTAATTCGATTAAAGGAGTTTTTATTCCTAAGTCGGAATTTGAAGAATCTGAGACCCAGACCAGTCTTCTGAAGAAAAAAGCAGAACATTTCAAAGTTGAATGTGCTGTTGATGGTGAAGTAGTTCCTTGTTCTGAGATCAAAACTACACCATATACTGGTGTTCCTGCTCCCGCATATCTTGCAGAAGATCCTTGGTTCGGTCCTGCTCAAGTGTATACTGATACGCAAAAGGACTACATGTCAATTGAAGCAGAGTATATGCAGCAGAAAAAAGAGTCATCCTCTAGTGTAGAGTCTGAAGACATACATGAGATGATGTATCAAATCGCCACACGAACTGGTAGTCCAACTACACTTCAGTTGGATCCTCCTGGTGGTTCTGAGAACTTCCATGAAGGACCTGGTGGATGGCAATCGGGTAATGGTTACAATCAATTTCGCAAAGACTGAAAAATGAGCAACGTACCTACAGGAGCACTTAACGATTGGGGTCATAATGACCTTGAGGGATTCGCTAACTATATCGGGTCCCCCGTGCAGCACATCAAAGATCTTGCCAAAAAAAATCAAGATGCAATAGAACAAGCAAAATCAGAAAAGGCGGTTGACGAACAGGAGACTGCCTGATATAATAAACACATTGGTTCAGTAGCTCAGTTGGATAGAGCAACTGCCTTCTAAGCAGTCGGTCGCTGGTTCGAGTCCAGCCTGAATCGCCTTGGGGAATTAGCTCATTCGGTAGAGCGCCTGCTTTGCAAGCAGGAGGCGAGCGGTTCGATCCCGCTATTCTCCATTATGTACTACTTCCCAGACACTGAATACGTTTACTCAAGTCTTATGAGTGGGTTTTTTAAACAGGAAGAAGTTAATCCTGCACTAAACATTCTTAACCTTAACTACGAAAAAGTTAGGGATGAGTATGAATCCGTTGAAAATCAACTGGTCTATACTAACTGGCATAGTAACAACGCATATAACACCATTGAAAAAAATCCATATGAAGGATGGAAAGTTGCTGCGATGTATGCAAAGTATCATCCAACAATGGAGTCTAGACTTCCTGAATTGGAAAAAATGTATGATCAGAGAGTATATCTTGATCCCCAAAGGGGAATTGCCTATACAGAGAATGCTAAAAAACTACCAACACTATTCAACCTGTGCTATGAAGCAGGACTACGTGTCCGTGTTGGTGTAAGTGTTCTTGAACCTGAAAAGGTTATTGATTGGCATACTGATCCAGATCCTACTCTTGATGATGATATGATTATTAGGGGTCTATGGGGAATAAAAGTTAATCCACAGAATCAAGAGACTTGCCAGATCATGCTCAATAGTAAAGTTGATGGCGTGATCAATGAAGTGATGATGAACAATAGGATGCACTTCTTCTGGGGAAGAACTCAGCATCATGTATTCAATAATTTGACTACTCCTAGAGTTTGTCTCTGTTTTGATAATATTGTTCCTCGACAGAATCTTCTCTAAATAGTAAACAACCGAAAAAGTGTATATGCGACAGTCACTAATATTAGCGGCATGTTTAGCACCACTTGGATTGATCTTTATTATTATGAAACTTGCTGTTTGGATGTCTGCTGTCAATACTGAACAGGATTATGTCAGACAAGAACCTTTACGAAAACGAGGACCCTTTGTGGCAAACCCATATGAGGACGTTGATGCAGAGGAAGAAGAATATGGAAATCGCACAGACTATAGATGATGCCCTAGAGGAGTATTATAGCGAGAAGGGTTTACCTGTTCCAAACTGGAAAAGGAATAAAGATCCTCAGTGGTGGACTGATTACTTAAATGGATTAGGTATTGACAAGGACAATTCTTAGTGTTATACTTTCCACATAATCCTCTTTAGTTCAGCGGTAGAACGAACGACTGTTAATCGTTAAGTCCCTGGTTCGATCCCAGGAAGGGGAGCCTTGCTGGATTAGCTCAGCGGTAGAGCATCTCGTTTACACCGAGGCGGTCGGCGGTTCGATCCCGTCATCCAGCATAGAATAAAATTATGAATTACATAGAAGATTGCTGCCAAATAGTTGGTAACTATAATTTGTCATTTTCTGAAGAAGATATATTAAACTTCATTCAGATCAGACGTAGATGGTCTGTAGGAACTTTGAGTGTTATAAACTATGCAAAAAATGAGACTAATTATCTCTATGAGAATGATGGATATTTGAATTATCCCAAAGTTAAACGTATGTATGATTTAGGATTTACTATACAAGCACCACATATTTTGGATCTTACGAAAGACCTTAGAGATCTGAATGAAAAACTTTTTGATATACGCGGATGCGATACAATAGGAAATTTTTATTTCTCAAAAGGTAATAATAGTCTTCCTAGTTTTCTTCCACATACTCATGATTACAATGTTGTAGTTAAACCAATATATGGTCAGGCAGAGTGGTTGGTTGGGGAAGATACTTTTACTGCTGGACCTGATGATGTTATATTCATTCCTGCAAAGTGTCCTCACGCAGTTACTAAAGGTGAAGAACCAAGATTATCGATAACTTTTAATTTAGATGAGTAAAGACCATGTTAGTACGATGCAAATGTTGCAATAGAGAGTTGCAATCTAATTCTATAAAGACTGTTGTTTGTGGTTGTTCTAATTCTCTTCAACTTAGAGGAGATGTGATAACAGCTGTTGATTTATCTAAGGTCATTATTGTAGAGGGACTTACTGACAATAAAAAACCAGACACACTATCAAGAGAAGATAGGGTCTGGCAAGAGAACCGACGTAAGCGTAAGGTTCGTAAGTTAGATTTTGATATTAGATAGGGTGCATATCTAAGTCTTCACCAATGATTGCATATTGCATACCGTCAGACTTTACTTCTCCAAATTTAAATACTTTTTTAGAAAGTATACTTCTTTGGAATGTTCCTTCTTGTTCAGATTCGGAGTTGAATCCTTTATCAAATTTAATTCCTAGAGGGTGAGAGACGATAATATCACCAGGTTGTGCGTGAATTCCTTCCAACCACTCACCTTTAAGAATTAACTTTCTGAATCTTTTGAATCCAGATACAAGGATTCTAGATCTTTCTGATGCCGTAAATTCGGTAGGGTCGATGACATACTCTGCTTCCCATCCCATCTCACCAAGTCTCCCAGGTTCACCATACCTAATGTTGGTAATGAGATCATGCATTTTTCTATCAATGTCCTCTCTATTGAAACCAGACATAAAAAGTGATTTCAACCCTACAGCAAGGTAACTCTTTTTACTGTAATATGGGACAATGAATGGACAAAGGTTTATTTGTTTACCGCCCGATATATAGGGAATTTTAATTTGTAGTTTGTCACCAGGTTCAAACAATTCCTCATCGGTAAAATAACCCATTTCGGATAAATACTTATCAATAACTTGCATTAGATTGACACAGTTTTGATCATTATAGCATGGATGTAAAGGTTAATCTTTATTACATATTTGTATCAACACGATACGTTGACATGCAACTATTCCCTATATAGAATTTAAAAGCAAACGTAGCACTGTGCCTTAATGGATCCATCTACTACATATACATCTTCTCTTCTTGGAGTTTATTTTCTCCTTTTGGTTATCGTGCTAATGATAGCATATGGCGGAGTAGAGGGTACGTTGAGAGTCTTTGCATATCTAGATCTTCAATTTAGATTTGCCATAGTCAAAATTCAGATGTTCTTCATTGAGAGGAAACTGAGAAGGAGACTTATTAAAGACACAGAAGACTACACTAAACTCATAAAGGAGATGCAAGATGACCAACGATAGGGAATTCTCCGACCTCAAACTTGAGAGGAAGGAATGTCCTAAGTGTGGTGCAATCTGGATAAACGGAGAGCACAGATGGTCTGGAACAGGTAACAAGGGAAATGAATTGGACCTTGCAGGATTGGTATGTAACAAGTTGGGCGACCACCAATGCATTAATCCCCAAAAAGGTATGGACGGTGGAGATACCTGGGCAAAGCGTCTAGAAGAACTTCATAAAAAGAGTGATGAAAATGATGTCAATCTTTAAGAAACCGCTTCCACCAGAACCATTGCCAGACTATGCAACTAAAGAAGAAGTGCAGGAGATGATTGATGCTGCCATACGCCGTCACAATCGGAATGCTTCGATTATTAGTATGTGTGTTGGTTGGGTTGTTCTTGCACTTTTTGCTGAAGGTCTTCTTCGACTTATCGGAGTAATTCCTCCCGTATTGCCATGGCTCAACATTACCCTGAACTGATTGGTATTGTTTTACTGTTAGTGTTTGCCGTCACAATGTTCTATCAGGGGACATTGATTGTGACAGGCAAACGTGGTTATAGGCACTGCGAACGAGAAAAACAAAAAATGGAAAGTGCTCGCAAACAAGTAGAAGAATTATTTAAGAAAAAATGAGTCCAGAAGAGAAGAGGGAATTTTACAAATCTTTGAGAGAAAGGGTCCATCAGTTGAGAATGGGACATCTTTTTGAAGAACCATGCCCACTTTATGAACCTGAATGGGACGACTGTATTTGGGATTGCAGACTAACCTACGATCATGATGAAGAAGATGCCGCTTAATGAATTTTGGGAGTTTATCTCCTATGTAATGTATCTTTATGTTGCTTGGGTAAGTGGCATTCTTTTGGGATACGTTATCCGCAAAATGGAAGAATAAATAATCAAACACTTTTTTAAAGATAATGTTTGTTGATCCTAGTCTTAGTAGAATAGATACTTCGATCTTCACTGATAATTATGGACAGATCAGGGAAGATTATATAAAGATGCGTAACTATGACTTCTTTATTGATTATTCTCATACGTATGATTTGACAGCAAATCCTGGTGATGATTTTCTGGGGTTTACGCCAACCTTAACTCCAGATAGTCCTTGGAAGATATGTCCTCTCATATTCAATAGGAAAGATATTAAGAGAACTCCGAAGTTATGTAGAGAGTGTTTTACTACGGAGTTGCTTTTAAACCAACCTATTCGACCAGTACTGGCAGTCTTCTCCATTTTAGAACCAGGAGTAGAGTTAGAACCACATAGTGATGGTGATCAAAGAATTGATCCCAACTATGCAGATTCTAGTGTAATTAAGTTTCACTTTGGATTGGATGTCCCTCCAAATGGAGATTGTGGACTAGTAGTTAATGGTGAGAAGAGAGTTTTGGAGAATGGAGATTTAAATTTGTTTGATGAGAAGTTGTCTCCTCACTACGCATATAACCAATCAGCATCTCGTAGGGGTGTGCTAATCGTCTCTTATATTAGAGATGAAGTATTGACAGAACTGGGTTAGTATTGTACAATAACTGAGTGACGGGATGTAGCTCAGTTTGGTAGAGCACTCGCTTTGGGAGCGAGATGCCGCAGGTTCAAATCCTGTCATCCCGATTTTTTATATAATCTTTTGTCACAGATGTACGTAGAAAAGTATAAGACTGCAGAACCCGTAATTCAAGGGACGCATAGAATTGCAGAGCAACCTCTTGTTTATTATCGGGAAGTCATTCCATCAAAGATCATTGATGTAATGGTAGAAGAGCTTCGTGAGATGGAAGAGTTTAATGTTCCATTTGAAGATGCTGAAGTTGGAGGTGATCGTTTTGGTAAGATGGATCACTCCGTCAGAAATTCAAAATTAAATTGGTGGTCTGAAGAGCATTGGTCAACTAGCGTAATCTCTCATTACATTGGACTTGCAAATAGAAAGTATTGGGAGTATGACCTGAATCTTCTTGAGAGTATTCAGATATCTGTTTATAATAAAGATGGTCATTATGATTGGCATAGTGATTATGGTACTTCTACTAATGGGAACTTTACTAGAAAGTTAAGTGCTAGTGTTCTGGTTAGTGAACCTACTGATTATATTGGTGGAGATCTTGAGTTCATTGATTATCATGGCAATATAGTAAAGACTCCTAAAGAAAAGGGAACTATTATTGTTTTTGATTCTAGAATTCCTCATCGTGTAACACCTGTAACTCATGGTAGACGAGTCTCTCTTGTAACCTGGATGTACGGACCTAAACTAAAATGATCACACACCCTTGGCCAAGATTTACAAAAGAAGGATTTAAAAAGACAAAGGTTCCTGATGACCTTTATCTTGATATGGCAGTTGCATACAATCAAGCAAGATTTACCGACATTCAGCAAGACTATTATTATGAAGAGCACTATGGTCATTCTGTTGCTGGTGGATCGGTTGCAATGTATGACAACCCAAGACCATTTTATCTGAGAGCAAATATACAACAGCATATCTTCCGTCGTTGGGCAAAGAGACTTCAACCAATGATGGAAGAATGGTGTGGTGAAGAACTTGAGTTTATTCAGGGTTATGGAATACGCTCGTATATGAGAGATTCTATCTTATGTGTTCATCGAGATGAAATTCAAACTCACATTATTAGTCTTATTGTTCACATCGATGAATATCCCGATGTAAAATGGCCTCTAGATTTTATTGATCATGAAGGTAAGCATCATGAAGTAACCTTTGAAAAACAAGACATGTTGATGTATGAAAGTCTTTGTGTTCATGCAAGATCAACACCCTTTATGGGTGAGTACTATAGAAATATGTACTTCCATTGGTGTCCAGTAGATTGGGATCCTTCCCCATATGAAGAAAATACTCTGAGATATAAGACTATTCAGGAGGCACTAGATGAAGTTTGAGTTTGATACTTACACGATCCAAGAATGGGAGAATAACTGGGATGAGTTGTTCTCAAGAGTTGAGAATGGAGAAACCATAGGAATTATTAGTGAGGACGGTCACACAGCTGTCATGGTGCCCGCTGATGATGAGATGATTAGGTTGTATAGTGAACACGACGAAGCATGTTAGTCATGGGACTGTCGCCTATTGGTTAAGGCCCACTGCTTATAACGGTGTGAACTGGGTTCAATTCCCAGCAGTCCTATTTGCTATTCGCAAATAGCAAACGCTCCTTTAGCAATCTGGTGAATGCAGCGAACTCATAATTCGCCTGAGGCGTGTTCGATCCACGCAAGGAGCACTTGACGTAATAACGTCATACTAGTAAAATACTATTGTCAACATTCACAGGACAATGACAATCACTGTAAAGTTCAAGAAGGACATTCAGACTCTCAAGTCTGCTGCCAATGGAGATCTTTTTCTGGACGTAAAAAATCCTAAACTCTTCAAAAAAGTCCGTCGCTATTATGAGAACACTGGTGTTGTATTTTCTGGCGATCCTCTAGATGACTATGACATCCTTATGGAGTCTCTGTTAGCGGACCTTGAATCTGTAGTATAAGTTTCCTAGTTCTTAAAACTAGGTGGTGGAGTCACATACCCTAAAATTATGCCAACTAAAAACGACTATAACGAAGACATAAAAGAACTACAAACCCTCAACCAAGATTTCATTGTCGTATGGGACAATGTTATTCCAGATGATTTTTGTGATTGGTTGGTCCATTACTTAGAAGATAACTCTAGTTATCTTATGGGGAAGCGTAG